TAGACCAAATAGTGCATTTAGTCCTGGTAAGAGCTCCTTAAGGAGCTGTGCGCGTGAAATAGCCATGTTTTATTCTCCTTAAGTTGTAGTACCGGTTGTTGATAATTGTTGATGCCATGTTCCGTTAAATTTAACGACAACTTCTGTGTAATAACCAGTTGTTGGATCGATAGTTTCTGGAATAAGAGCAGTAACTCTGAATAGTGATGTAGCAGTGCTATTAGCAGAAGAGCCATCAATAGATGAATTGATATTACCTGTTGCTGTGTCGCCTGTACCTACTACTAATAAAACGTTTGTGTTTAAAACAGTACCTGCTACTGGAGTAATCGTTTGATTATTACCTGTAACTGCTACTTTAAACTCTGCAGCTGGGTCATTTACAACATAAGCGATAACATCTGATACGCCTGATGAAGGTGCATATTGAGCTTGCACTGTTTGACCTGTTGAGTTTGTGTATTGAACACCCATTACAACACCTACAGCATAAGTACTAGCTGTGTGAGATGCTACTGGTGATACTGTACCGCCATTTACGAATGCAACTACTTGACCGTTAAAAACAGCTTGACCAGATGTTACAGGGTACTGATTAGTAGCACCTGCATATGGCATGCCGTCGAAACGGTTAATTGGTCTTAGTCCGTATGGAGCGGTTACTGTTGGATATGACATAGTAATCTCCTTATATTTATATTATTTACCTTTACCAAAGGACGTCGTAGATTTTGACTCTGCGAACAGAGGCATACGAGCATCACTTTGTTTTAAGAAGCTGTTATCAACTGCATCGGCTTGTTGTTTTGCTTGTGTAGCATAATGAGCCTTACGTTGTGCAACAAACTCCTCTGGGATCTTGCAAAGTAATAATCCACCAATTTCAACGCCTTCTTTGAAGCGAGAGTTTTGGTCGACCATTAATTTCATTTCAGGGTGGTCCGCTAATTTAACGGGTTCCCATCCTTCACGCATTTTGGAGGATACATTTAGATTATCAGCCTCGTTCATGACACTAGTACGAATCCATCGATAAGCCCAACCAGGTACCTTTTTAAACTCAGGTAGTAATGATGCAGGTTTCCAGCTATCAGGTCTTTGAAAATCATCTCTTGTATCTTGTTCACGATCTATTCTATTATTATCCATTTGCGTTCTCCAATTTTAAAGTTTCTCTTGCATATTGTTCCGGTGTTAGCCCAAATTTCTTAGCTAACGCTACTTGTGTCTTCGTCAATCGTACTTTTTTAGGCGCGGTACTACGCGTGGCCGGAGCAACAACATTCGAAGGTTTAGTGCGCTGGGCGGGTTGGTCCTCGTCTAGCGTTGCATCCCCAAAGTTTTCTGGGAATCGTTTCTGCATCGTACTATCAATACGACGATAATATTCGTCAGAAGAAGGATCAATCCCACTCCTAACTAATTTTTCATGTACCCCTAAAGCAAGACTAGTCATTTCTTCGTCTTTACCAAACCAGTCATTTTTTTCTTGCCAATTTAAAGCTCTTAAATCTGGCTTTGGTACTTGAGGTCTAGTTTCTTGTATATATACATCTTTTTCAGGTTCTTGTAAAGTATTTTTATACTGAGGCTTATAATGTTGCATTTGAGATAAACGCATTTGAGCATCGTTCATCTTAGATTGAGCTTCAATAATTTTATCAGTATCGCCAGCATCATATGCTTCACGATAATCACGTTTAGCAATAGACAACTGATGTTCTAATGAATTACTTACTGCCTTAACATATTCTTCTTCACCTGAACTTAAAGTTGATTTTAACTTTTTGTTCTCATCGGTAATTTGTTTTGCATACTTAATTGCTTCTTCACGTTCGCGGTCAGCAGCTTCTTTAGCACGTCTTTCGTCATGCCAAACTTTTTTAAGCTGAGCCATACGTTGTTTGACTCTTTCAGAATAATCTTCTAAATTGTCATTTTCTAATTCTTCTACTTTTTCTTTAGGTAAGGGTTCTTTACCTTTATCAGCAACTGGAGTATCGTCTTCAATTTCAAGATCAAAGTCATCTTCTTTTGCTTGTACTTTAACTTCTTTTTTAGGTTCAGCTTCTTTTAGTGTTACTTCTTTTTCATCAGTAAGTTTATTACCTGTAGTGCCTGGTATATCCATATCATCAGGATATTCAAATACTATCTCTGTTTCTTTTTGCTCAGCCATATATTACTCCTTATGCGCGAGTGTAGCCGCGAGGATCTTGAACAACCCCCTCAACTGTATCGTCGTTAATAATGCGGAATTCTCTTCCGTGGATTTTAAATCTAGTACCTGCATATGCACGTGTTAGAACAAAATCACCCTCTTTACACCATGGACCTGTAGGAAATCTAGTCTCATCTTTATAAGCTAAATCACCTACTTTAACTACAAATAAAACTACAGTTGAATGTTCTTCTACAGTTTTAGTTGAATCTGCTTTTACAATACCGCCTTTATATGTTTCTGAAGCGTCAGGAATAGCACATAAAATTTTATATCCTTTTGGTTCTGGAAGCTGTAAGCCTCTTTCTTCAATTGGTATATCTTCTGCGTCTACTGCGTCTAGCGTTGGAATAACAATCGGTCGACCATTTGCATCTAACAGATTTTTATTCATTGTGAGTATTTGATCACTCATCGTCGTATGTCTCCATTCTTTGTGCAAGGTCTTTTATTAAGCCTTCAGCAACGGATAGACCTCGAATATATCCTGCCATATTTTGGTACGAAGCAAAATCTTTTGCTGCTCCGTCTCCTAAATTATTTAAAACTGTTTTGCGCTGATCCTCTATTCGAGACAATAATAGCTCTAGCGTTTGATCCATGATTTATTACTCCTGTGGTTTTAGTTGACTTAGTTCCTTTTGTACTTGTCTATCTGCATGTTTATGTCCATGGTCCATCAATTTATCAACAGCATTTATAGCCATTTCTTGTTTTCTATGTTCCATTTCTTTCTTCTTAAAGGTTGCTTCCATTCCAATACGTGCACCTTGTAATGTTTGATCTGTCTGCAATTTTTCTTTATCAAGAGTTGATTTAGCCCCAATTTGTGCTCCAGCAATTCTTTCATGAGATGCAAGCTTTTCTTTTTCAAGTTCAAGTTTTTGTTGTTCAAGTTGAATATCTGCTTGATTTTTTTGAGCTTTAATTTGTAAGTCTTGCGCTTTAAGTTGTAGTTCTTGTTGTTGCATTTGAACCAACGGATCTTGCTGTTGTTGTTGCGCTTGTTGCTGTTGCATTTCTGATTGATCTTTTTGTAAAAGTTTTTGAGCTGCAGCAGCAGTCAATCTAGATAACTCTACTTCAACATCTTCAGGAAGCGTTTCATCAGGTGGTGGTAATGGAACACCTAATTGCTCTTCTATTTGTTTTCTATATTCAAACGCAATATGTTCATTAATATGAGCTAATGCTGCAGCTTGAATTGTTTGTGCTTGAGGATTTTGACTCATCATTTGCATAAGTTTTGGATCCTGCATGGCAGCCATATGAACAGCTAAGTGAGCTTGATGATCTTGATATATAAATGCTTTAACCGGTTTCATATTAATAATATCCATATTTTCTGAAACAGGATCTTTAGGTTTCTTATCTTCTGCTGTCGGAACTAATTTACCAATATTCTTAATGCCTAATACTTCAAGCATTTGACGATTTAATTCTGGTAAATCATAGATTTGTGGATATTGTTGTGCCATTTGCATAACTGCTTGATACTGCACAACTTTTTGTGACATGGTAGCTGCGTTAGGATCTGATACAGGTATAACATCACAGTTATCATAATCTGATTGTTTAGCACGTCTGTCACCAATATCTGGTTCATATGAATATTCTTTTGGAGTGTAGTCTCTAATAATGCCTTTAAGTAATTTAAACTCTTGTTTCATCGCATAGTAGATACGCGCTTGAACAGCTGACATTACTTTTAGAGTTCTTTCAAGAATTGCTAATGTAGTACCTACTGGTGAGTTTGCACTCATATCAGATACTTTCATATCTGCAGCAGAAGCAAATCTTCTACCTTCTTCAATGATTTGATTCATTAACTGATTAAGAACTTGTGAAGGCTCTTTATATGGCAACGGTAAGATGTTATCGCGGATAGCACCTGATGGTACATCAACGTCACGCCATTCACCTGGAGCAATAGGAGTATCATCACCTTTGATACGAAGTCCTCTTGACTTCATACCGCCTGGTAAGTTCGATAGAGTACCTGCGTCTACAAGTTGACGTAAGATCATAGTACCTGATTTTGCGAAGGCACCTATCAAATGGATTAAGCCAAAGCAATAAAAGCCAAAGCCTGGAATGTAACCATAATGAACAAAGTGTTGGCGTTTAGCTTTTAACTTATCATCAGGATTCCAGTTGCGTCTAATAGCAAGTATGGTACCTGTACCTTTTTCAATGGTTACAATATATGGTAATGCTATGCCGTCTTCTGAATCTCCATTTTCAAGATCCAAGTTAACATGCATTTCTAAAATCTTATAGCGATCATCTTCCGTTGGGTTGAAGCCCATCTTCTCAGCAATCTTTTTCTCTGCTTCATCAACATCTAGGAACGGTTCACCTAAATCTACATCTTTGTAGAAGCCAGCCACCATAAGTTTACGTAACTCATTTTTAGTCTTACGCATGACGTGAGTTACACGTTCTGCCATTTCTAATGATGACGCACCATATGGAACTACAATATCTTCTGCTGGAACATACATAGACACTTGACGTGCTAAGTTCGGATCGTAATATACTTTCTTGAACGCATTACCAGCAAGCCCTAGTCCCCACAACATTCTTTCATGTTCAGGACGATACTCAGGCATGAAGTCAGTAAGCTGATAGTTCATATCCTCTTTAACTCTTAATGCTGCTGCATCTTTTTCTGGAGTTTGTTTACCTACGATAATTGTTTTGACAGGACCTGCAGCTGGGAAAGTTTCCATCATCGTTTCTGCTTGGAACTTCACTAGCGCTTCAGTCATGAGTGGATGGTACACATTACATGCACCTGGCCATGGTTCTGTTCTATCTTCTACTTTAAGACCTAATAGTTCTAGACCATCTACATAGGTAGTAAGCCAATCTTTTCTTGAATTAATATCTGCATCAAATTCACCAATCAAATCACCTGACAACTCTGTCAACTGACCATCATCCATATCTTCTGCTAAGTTGGCATTAAACTCATCATCAACTTCTTTACCTGGAGTAATGGTAATCTCCATGCTGCCATCATCTAATGTAACTGAATCTGGATTCTCAATCTCAATGGCAAGTGCGCTTTGATCTGCAGCTAATTCTTGTAATCCTTGAGGAGCTTGACTTAAACCTTTTTCTATTGCCATATGTTTATCCTTAAACTAAATACAACTTATTTCTAGAACTTCTAAACCCTGGTATATCTTCAGGCTCATCATTAGGTAATCTTATGAACCCACCTTGTCTAAATCTCATTAACGCCATAGTGGTTGAGTCCACTTGGTCATCGTTTGCACCTGATGGGAAGTCATTACATTCCTCAATCAACTCGTGAGCCCAACGTTTATCAGGAGCCCATACTATACCAGATCTGAAGAGATCTGCCACGGAGTTAACGCGGCTAATCTTATCTTGACCTTTTCCAGGTGTAAATTCCCCTAGCGGAATACCCATCCTCCTCATCTCCTGATAGAGTGCGGCTCCGTTAGATTTCTTTTCTACTATGAGTGCGTCGGGTTCCCATTCCTTATACTCACGTAAGACTAACTCTTTTAACTCAGGGAACTCTAGTCTTTCCTTAATAGCATTTAATAGTATTATATTATAATTATTGGTCTCTTCGTTAAAAAAGACACCCCACGTAGTTAACGAATTATAATCGGCTCTCGTATTGGCTTCTTGTGCAGCATCAAGAGACATGATTGTAAACTCACAACTTGGTGGCACTTCGTCCTCCCATATCTTCCACCACTCTCGCTTGATAAGGGCACCTTCTTCTGAGACTGGGTTCTGTAAGTATTGAGCGTTCCAGTATCGTACATCTAGTGAAGCTTTCTTAGATTGTAGTTCTTCTAGTGGCCAGAACTCAGGCCAAAGACTTTCTTCTTCTCCTGCTTTGTTTTCAATAATTGCTGGAAATTCAACGACTTCCCAATCATCAACGCCGTCTTGCTTTATCATTTGGTTAACTATTTGGCCGGTCAAGTCTAGCTTAGACCACCTAGTCATTACAACAATGATCGCGCCCCCAGGCATAAGACGTTGAATTGGACCAGACTGAAACCACTCCCAAGCAGGCAAAAAAACATCCGCTCGTCCCAACTTGGCGTCTTGCTCGGAATGTGGATCATCAATGATAAACAAATCAGCCCCGCGACCAGCGAGGGCACCACCAACACCAATAGCAAAGTATTCTCCATTATAATTTGTTCCCCATCTACTTGCAGATTTACTATCTGCTTGTAATTCTACATCAGGGAATACATCTTTATAAGCATCAGACCCAACAAGGTTACGTACCCTACGTCCAAAATTAACTGCCAAGTCGGCTGTATGCGATGCCATAATAATTTTCTTATTAGGGTATTTCCCAAGGAACCAGGCTGGAGCAAGATAAGAGATAAGCTCACTCTTCCCGTGCCTCGGAGCAATATTAACAATAACTCGTTTCTTTTTTCCGTTTGCAATATCTTCAAATATTTTAGCAAGTCTACGATGATGATTACCTACCTTATACCCTGGATATACATGGTCAATAAATTCTAAAAATGTTCCTTGTCTTTTTTCTATTGCTTGAGTTTTTTCTAACTCATCTAATTCAGCAAGTAACTGTTGTTGTTCCCTCTGAGGTAATACTCCTATATTAGCTAACGCTGTATCTAAGTCAGCATCAGTGATGCCTGATATATCTATAGGCATATTATTCTTTTGATTCTGTTACATTAATTGCATCGATAATTTCAAATGATGTATCAATAGCTGCTGTCTTACCAAGAATTTTAAACAGTTTATTTTTAATTTGTGTTTGCAAATCTTCTGGGCTTAAGTTCTTAACAGTAATTTCTGTTTTCTCTGAGAATAAACCTACATCACTTATCTTACCTAGTAGCTCTAATGCTTTTAATCTGTGTCTTGGATCTGATAATCCTGCATCTTCTATCAGTTTATTTGTAACAAACCGTCTCAACTGGACGGCTTCTTGTACAACTTGATGATCATAGTCCGATAACATCAAAAACAAATGCTGAACTGTAGCTGGAGTAGCTAATGCTTTATTAACCGAAGCATTTAATGTGTTTTTACCTTCAGGATCTGTGTATTGTTTGAATATATCTGCAGCTTCTTGCTTTTCTTGTGAGGAAACAGGGATTTCTGCGCCTCCTTCTACTAAAACCTTAGCAGTTGCGGTTACAACCTTAATTTTTCCATCTAAAGTCGTAGGTTCTTCTGCCTCAAAGTCATCGGGCAGGGGTTTATTAGTGTCTGGTATGATTTTTAATGCCATAAAATGTCGCTGTTTACATCCTAGAAATTTATTTGCAGCTATTGCGGCCAATATATATGAATTTGTTATATTAATCAAGCATATTTTTAGTATAATGAACCTATGAAAGACCTCTTTACTTTAACAATTGCTGGACTAACTCTATGGTGGGTAACTTCATGGGTTGATTCTGCATATGCTGATGTTGCTTTTACTAATAATACAGCATGGTTTTATGTAACTCTCTTTTCATTTTGAAAACTACTCTAACAAAAAAGAATTTAGAGATCCTTTATAACATGGCGTGTCAGATGGCGCCGTTCAATACCCTTCCTATGCCTAAGTCATGCAAAGTTAAGTTCAAAGTCATTAAGAATCCTGATATCTATGGTTGTTTTGATGAGCATGAAATGGAAATTCAAATAAGTTCTAATGCATGTGGACACTTCACAACTATATTTCAGACCCTTCTCCATGAGATGGTGCATTTAGCCCTATATGTTCGGGGTGATGATGACTTCCATTTACATGGTGAGAAATTCCTCCGTATCAAAAACGTCTACTCCGAGTTATACAACTTCGATCCTAAAGCAATCTAACCCGTTTTTTTAAATTTTTTATAAAAATTTTTTTAAACTGCCTTTTTCTTTTGATAGGGGGTGGGTTCCGCTATTCCAATTTTATACAAATATCATATCGTTTATGGCCATTCCAATGTATACGTGCGTGCGTGTACCTTATATATAAAATGGGGTATGGGGTACGGGTAGGTCATTAAAGTTGACAATGTCTAGAATTCCTGTATAATGATTGACATGAGTTAGTTATTAACTAATTCATAGCGACAACCGAATTAATTAATACCTTTGTCGCTTTTTTTAAATAACATGAGGATTAAACAAAATGAAAAAGAAAACTTTAAATAGTGCTGTAATTGATGCTGTAGAATTATCAACGGCTCAATCAGAATACATTGACAACGCTATCGGTTATCAATTAGAAGTTATAAGCATGGACAATGTTTATAACGAAACTAGAGGAAACCTAGTTAAGTTATTGGTTGAAAATGTAGCCCTAGCGTTGACTGATAGCCCTAGTTATACTTCGTGGAACTATATTCATGGACTTATCAAAGCAGGGGTTTGTGATGCTACAGGCATGGACGAAGTGAGTTTTGATAAGAATATCTGGACGCATATTACATCATGCCTAGAAAAATCTTACGAATTGACAAAACCAAAAAGCCCTAATGTAAAATCAGAGCAAAAATCAGAGCAAAGGGCAAAAATTGACGCTATGACTGACGCTGAACTGAAAGCGCAAGGGAAAATTGTAGAGTTAGCAAAGCGTGAAGAAAAACGTCTCAAAAATGCCGAAAAGTTAGAAAAGCAAGACGCTAAAAACTTTATAAAAGATTTTAAAACTAGCATGGAAAATCTAGCAAAAAATGAACTTGATTTTGCCATGTATATTGATAGCAATATCAATAAAATCAGAGATGATTTTAAATCATCACAAAGTTAACTAAGTTAACTTAGTTTTTACAAGGGTTAAGGGCTTGATTAATTTCAAGCCCTTTTTTTTTCGTCTCAATTTCGTGGCGACATATTCGGACCCACCGAATTATGACCGTATAGAAAAGGTGGGTGGGTGAGGGATTGTTTAACTAAGTTAACTTCGTGGCTACATGTTTATGCGTGTTATAAAATTACACGACTGTCTTATAAAATTACAACAGGACTGGACAGTGTGTATTAAAATAATATAATCAATGACTTAGGAAAGTTGACATTGTCTGCCTAGTGTAATTAAATAATATAATCAAGCACTTAGCAAAAAGAGCATAAAAATACAAGTCATTGATTTATATATAGTTTTTATAAAATTACATTATTACACGTAAAATTGTATCCCCGTCTGGAAAATTAGTTTTAGCTTATTTAACTTCGTGGCTAGACTGATTTTTATTTTTTCTCTGCTCGTTCCCCAGCCTCGCGCAATGCCGTTTTTGATGTAATTTTGTATTATTACTGAATAATCAATGACTTAGCTTGTAATTTTATACTTGACAAAGTAAATACCCTTGTAATTTTACTTAATAATCAAAGACTTATCGTGTAATTTTATACCCACAAAGTTAACAAAGTCCACTCTCTAAAATCAATAAAATCAAGCACTTAATAAAATTACATGACAATGTCAAGAATACACTTGACAATATCAAGGCGACAAACCCTAATAAAATAAAAAATGACCATTCGTTCGTGAGTAGTCGGCGAGGATTTCCCTAAACGCAAAAAGGTTACTCTGTTTTTAGGTCTATTTAGTTAACTTCGTGGGTATAAAAGAGGTGCTTTTTAAGGTGGACAATGACTTGACAATGTAAGTTACCCATGCTATACTTATAAAACTGCTAGAAAAATAAGCAGTATTAACCATGCGACATTCGTATAACTTTATACCCTTGTCGCTTTTTATGAGGAGAAAATAATGAACAGCCAATCAATCAGAGATATAAATTATGTATCTCATGCAGTTGATAGTTATATTAAAGAGTCTGACGGCAAGTTTTATATTAGCGATGAATGGGATAGAGATGAAGCCAAAACCCTCAATGTTGATTTTAGCGTTGCAACAGACTTTCTAATGAGAGCAGTTAGTAATAAAAATAAATGGGAGAATAATAATGGTTAGTATTTATGATTGGTATATTATCGGTGCCTGTATAGGACTATTGGCAGGTTACATTTTATTAATTTGGTTTGATAGAGAGGACTCAAAATGAGTGATATTAAAGTTTGGGTTGTAGAGTTTGAAAAGACAGTCACAATCAATGTGGCTATACCTAAAGAAGAAGCTAGTACAAAAGAAACGGCTATTGATTTAGCCTTTGATAGTTTATCGTATGACGATAAAAAGAATTATGAATTCAAATCAATTTGGGAGGAAACACAATGAGTGATATTACTTATATCTTTTTGCAAATGTTATTGTTGTTGGCTTATGGTTGTTATGTTGCCTATCGTGTAGGTTATCAGAAAGGCAGTCAGACGACATTGGAATATTTTAATACTAAAGTCGCTATTAATAAAAGGGGAACAAAATGAACCCGATAGTAGAACATTTAGGTAAAGCAATGTTAGCTGAAGCTAAAGGTGATGAAGAAGCCTATGGCATGCACTTAGAAATGCTTGTTCAGTGGGCAGACACCGACACTATATTAGAGTATCAAGAAGAAGCAATAGAATTAATTAAAAAAGGAGAAATAAAATGAAAACAAAAGCAATATATAAAGGTTATGACAGGGAAATATATATGTCAGAATATACAACAATACCAAGAGAGCACTACAGACGACTAAGATTTTGCACAGTCGTATCTGTGGGCATCAATATCTTTTTACTATTAGTTATGGTTTTAAGATGAATATAGACCAAGTAAAAGAGTATGTCACCACGCAGTTAAAGTCGTATAGGGTTAAAACTATCCTAGATAACTTTGACGATAATGAATGGTTGCGTATGTATAAACAGATCTCACCGACCAAGCCCCACGAAGTTGAACGGCGTTTAATAGATTGGGCAAGGCATGAACTTGAGTTTTTCCGTTATGTGTTGTATAAAGAGAGACACTATGTTGATTTGTTAATCGATCATGCGTGTATAGACTGTTTAAAATGTGAGGATACTTCTATTAAAGAAAGGAAGTATTATGTCAGACGCCCACAAAGTTAACGAAGATACCCGTATGGAAGATATGGAAGTATTGCCGAGTGAGCTTAAAGACTTACTTATAACTTGGTTATTTAAGTTTGGGCATGAAGCTATACCTCAAAATACTGCGTGGGATTATTTAGTAGATAATGCCAATCTTAACTATGATATTAATGCAACCTTAAATGAATGTTGTGAAGCAGGATACATAGATAAGATAGAAGAAGAAAAAGGTTATGGTATAACACGCAAAAAATATAAATTACTTAATGATGGAGTAGAATTTTTAAACAAAGGAGAAAAGAATGAGCAATAAGATAACTTTAGTAGTAAGTATTAACTCGGATACTGTGTCAAGGTTTTTGTTTGATGACTACATAAATGCTTGTGTTGAGGCAGGGTTAGTGGTAAGGTATGAGCCGTATACATCAGATATGTATGCAGAACTCAATGAGAAAGCGCTTGACATTGAGAAACAAGAGGCACTTGCCTCGCTTGAAGAAGAAATCTTAAACAACGTAGCCTGTGTCAATGGCAGTTGCGAAGACTAATCAAAGGAGAAATATATGAAACAAATCAATATCATCGTGAGCATCGTCACATTCTAAGTCTTTTCACAGACTAAATTTAACTCGTAAAAACAAATATAAAGGAGGTCAGTATGATTGACCAAGCCCTACTTTGTCTCGCCACGACCATATACATGGAGTCTGCTCATGAGCCACATCAGGCGCAAGTAGCAGTGGGCTATGTATTAATGAGGCGAGCCGACTTTAACAAAAAGAATGTGTGTATTGAAATGAAGCGACCATATCAATTCAGTTGGTATGGGAATACGCAACCACCTTCGGTAATTAGACAACATTACTTTGATATAGCGTATCGTGTATTGCATAGGCTAGAGGTAGATTATAGCTATGGTGCAACGAACTTCCACGATACATCTATAAAGAAACCGAAGTCATGGGTTAGACTAGAACCCGTAGTTAAATGGTCTAACTTAATTTTTTATAAACAAGGAGAGAGATATGCAAGTATTAATTGAATTAAATGATGACCAAGCAGATGAAGTAATGGTAGAAGCGTTGAAGAGTGGGTATATAGTAAACCGTAACTTTCCCGATGAGCCAAACTTTTATGAGATAAACCAAGCGTTCAGAACTTTGCTCGCTTACTACATGGGAGATAAAGAGTATGCAAAATATATGCATAAAATTGCTAAGGTTCGTAAGAATGATACTGCCAAGTGTCTTGCTGATGCTCATAGTGGTTTGTAGTGGGTGTGCCGAAGTTGCTACTAACATAGCGATACAGGCAGGCATTAAAACAGTCATTGATAATGCAAATCAAGGAGGAAGAGATGGAAAATAAAAAAGTATTGATAGGTGTATTTGTATTAGGTATATGTATAGGCATGGCAACAAGCGTTTATAAATGCACCAAAAAGAAATATAGTATGAACTTAAAGTGTGTGCAAGGGGAATTGTATGAAGAAGTTAGGGATAACATGTTTGTTAAATCACATCTCGAATGCTTTGAACAACGCACCTACTAAATTAGAGGCAGTTGTCTTAGGGATAATTGTAGCTACATCACTATGCTTTATTGGAGGGGTGATCAAATGTCTTTACCTTTTACTTATGCAGTTGTAGATGATGACGGCGAAATCATACGTAAACATAGGTGGAACGTGCGTGAAGCCAAATGGCATAAAGATCAAGGGAGTAATGTCATTAAGCTAGAAGTAGTTAAAGAAACTAAAGAAGATGTTATGTCATTAGTGGGGGAATGTTTATTCTAATGTATACCAAGCTAGATGATTGGCGTCATGCCCACAAAGTTAACGAATTACTACAAGATAAACCTAACGCTACCAAGATATATATTAGTAGCAAGTTAGGACTTTGTGATGCGCGACTAAACTATCTACACAAGGTAGGACTTATTAACATAGAACATACTAAAAGGAAAGTAAATGAACAAAGAACAAAGACGAGCCATACGCAAATATAACGCGTGGCAAGATAAAGTATTTGCGCGTAACGCAAAAAAGGGTTGGCGTTTCTTTCAACCTGATAGTGTATCGTTACCTACGCCTAGGTCTGCTCGTGATGCTTGGGGCGGGACATATACGCCACAGTCGGGAGATGACCGTAGACAAGAAACATACATGTCGTGGACAATCTATGCGTTCATTGTTTTTTACATTGCGTTTTTGATTTGGAGGGAATTCCCATGAGTTATCAATGTGAATGTGGTGGTGATATAGCTGATGGAAGGTATAAGCTAGGATATAAAACATGTTTAAGTTGTGGTGAGAAGAACGCACTCAATTATAAACATTGTATTGTGCCTATGCCGAAGTCAAACTATATTGTTGTGACTGATTTAGAACTATTGAAAGGACTGAATTCATCACATAAAAGTAGGTAAAAAAATTTGACTAATGACTTGACAATGTCAAGTAAGTATGCTATACTATTATTTAAGTAGTAAGAGTAGTGCTTTATCAACCAAGCGACAATCGTATAACTTTATACCCTTGTCGTTTATATTTTAATGAGGAGAATTATCGTGGGATTTCATATTAATGTTTATAACATGCGCCGTATAGGAAACTATACTGAAGCGCAAGAGTATTTTAAAAATACTAAAGCAGTTCGTGGTGAGAACCAATCAGTTCGTAGATTGGGTGATAGATACGAGAAAGAGAAATGGTTAAGACAAGAGATCAAAGATGGCGTTGAAGTTTATGTTGCAGGATATTATGACACCGACTTGGTTAGATACTATCCAACACACAAAGAGATAACGCTAGGTGGTTATCCATCTACAAGCACAGAATATTTTGTAAGTTATATGGGTGGGGTAGCCTTGTATCCGTTTGAACATAAGAAGTATGTGCCTGCGCCATTTACAAGAAGTCCAATGGTAAAAAACAATCAAATAGAATGTTATATAAATAATAGGTATGGTCGGTATGACCTGAACGCTTACGATTGGTATAAGTTTGATTATGAGGGTAAACCATTAGACGAAACACAATTTGAAACACCTGTTAAGTATAAGTTTGATGCAAGTCAGATGCGTGAGTTGCGTAAGCCATACAAGAAGTTATTGAAGTATGCAGACACTATGTTGAAATTAAATGATGAAGGTGTTGAAGTAGATGAAGAGTTACAAAAACAAGTATTACCATTCACTCAGTATAAAGGGGGTGAAGGTGTGCTTAGTATGTTTGCCGATGAAGATAAAACTTATCTATCCTATTATCATTTAGTAAGGCAGACACAACACAGACGATGGTCTTATGGTGGTAGTAGTAATAAATACATACACTACGTCAACATAGGTATGATTAAAAGATTTTTAGATAAGTTAATTAAGTTAGAAAACCCACAAGTTTTAGTAGAAGTTCAACCTGCGACAAGCGTATAGAAATATACCCATGTCGCTTAACATTAAGGAGAGAGTATCATGCAACAAGAAATCAGTTTGAAACAAGCAGAAGAATTAATTGCAACAGTAGGTCGTGATGTCACAGTCCATCTCAAAGGTCAACCTGGGATTGGTAAGTCATCAATACTTAAATCACTGAGTGCTAGGTTTCCCGACCACACACCTGTGTATATTGATTGTGCAGACTTAGACTTAGGTGACTTAGCTATGCCTGCCATGAACCATGAAACAAAGACAACCACATTCTATCCGAATGAACGCTTTGCTATTCATGACAACAAGCCTGTCATCATTATGTTAGATGAGATCACTAAGGCTAGTGAACCCGTTAAGAATATGTTATTGCCTGTCATGTTAGAGAGACGACTAGGTGCCACGAAGTTTCACCCCGATAGCATCGTGTATTCAACAGGCAACCTAACAACAGATGGTGTAGGTGATACCATGAAAGCCCATGCCAAGAATAGATTGACGGCAGTTGTCGTTCGCAATCCAAACGATGATGAGTGGATTAATTGGGCTATCGATAACAACCTAGCACCCGAAGTTGTAGCGTGGGTTAAACAATTTCCCCATGCACTAGCGTGTTATACAGATGACTCTCAGAAAGAGAACATGTATATATACAATCCTAGGAAACAACAAGAGGCGTTTGTATCCCCTCGTTCGTTAGAGAAAGCATCGCATATCGTTAAGAACAGAGTAACACTCGGTGAAGATACCACGATGGTTGCATTGACAGGCACACTAGGTGAGTCAGCGGCACGAGATATGTCGGCTTACTTTAGTTTGGCTGATGGTCTACCGACCAAGGAAAGTATATACAAAGAACCTGAGAAAGCTAACTTACCAAGCGACCCTGCGGCTCGTGTCATCTTAGTCATGCGAGAACTCATGACGATTACAGATCAACACATGGACGCGTGGCTTACATATTTACAACGACTACCTATGGAGATACAAGCATTGTTTGCAGTTAACATCATGGCATCGTCTCGTAAGCAAGTAGCCGCAACCAATAAGACATTCATTGATTGGGCAGTTAAGAATAACCAATACTTCTAGGAGGATATATGACTGATGAATTTTTAGAATGGCTGAACCAATGTCCATACCTATGGTTGCGACAAGAAGAGTCAGATGATAGCGTAACTTATAAATTTTATAAGGAGAGACGAGATGGCACTAACGAGTGAACAAAGAGTAACGAAGTCCCACATAGCGATAATGCGTAGCAAGGAATTCTGTATGTTTGCAGGCGTGTTATCGGTGGGCAAGGTAAACTTTACAGAGGATATACCTACGGCTTGCACCAATGGTCGTGATGTCATGTATAACCCCGAGTTTATTAAGTCATTGACTGATAAGGAGTTAAACTTTGTCGTGCTACATGAAGCCTTACATAAAGTGTATCAACATATGCACCTATGGAAAAAGCTATGGAAAGAAAATCCCATGCTTGCAAACATGGCGGCTGACTTTGTTGTGAACAATGCGATACATGAAGCTGATGGTACGCAACAAGTAGCTATCAAGCCACAGTCAGCATTGTTTGACCCACAATATAAAAACATGACGACCAAACAAATCTTTGATCTGCTTAAGAAAGATAACGAGCAGAATGGAGGTAGTGGTCAAGAAGGTCACGATAGCCATGATTGGGAAGGTGCTGAGGCTTTGTCTGATGAAGAAGTTAAAGAGACTGTTAAGCAGATAGATCAAGCCTTGCGACAAGGTGAGATTATTCGTGGCAAGATGAATGGTAATAAGAATAGTAGTATTAGTGAGTTACTTGAACCTAAGGTAGATTGGCGTGAACAGTTGCGTGAGTTTGTCAATGCTACATGTAAGAACAAAGATAAGACCTCATGGAAACGACCACACAAAAGATTCTTAGGTCAAGACATCTACATGCCTAGCATGATAGGTGAATCAATAGGTAAAGTTGTAGTAGGTATAGATACATCAGGTTCTATTGGTAACAAGGAACTTAATGAATTCTTAACCGAAGTGGTAGCTATATGTGATGATGTATCCCCATCAAGTATAGAGTTATTGTATTGGGATTCTCATGTTGCAGGACATGAAACATACAATCAAGGTGATTACAATGCCTTGGTTCAAACAACAAAACCTGCAGGAGGTGGTGGCACTCGTGTCGGATGCGTCAATGAGTATATCAAAGATAAACGACTCGAACCCGAGGCTATCATTGTATTAACAGATGGTTATGTGGAGAATGATTGGGGTGGTAATTGGGATTACCCTACACTATGGGCAGTCACATCACGTCACAATACATCACCACATGGTAAGACAATACATATACAAGACTAACCAAGCGACAAGCGTATAACATTATACGTTTGTCGTTCACTTATGAGGAGAAAAGAAATGTCATTAAATATTTCAAATGAACTAACGAACTACGCAGAAAGTATAGTCATGAACATTGACTTTAATAAGTTTACAGATAGACAGATTAAGAATGTAGTTAAGCAATTAAGAACAGGGTGTATTTCTAGGGGTAACTCTATGACTGCACACTTAGCTAGATGGATTAGGAAAGGGCATGATTTTCCCCACTTTGTTTATGATAGCTATGAGTTTAGATGGAGAGACATTCCCAACGGTCATTCTTTTTTTACAACCATAAAAGAAGCCGCGTCAATGCTTAAATTAGATGCTGAACAAGCCTCATGGACTATGCAAGCGCTCGATGAAACAATTAAAGCGGCAGAAGAACAAAAGCCTAACGGAAGTATGTCGTCGTATAGATTAAAAGATTACAAAAAGATCGTTAAAAAAGCTATGAAAGTAGATCAAGAATTACCCAAAGAAGTAGAAGACTTTTTAACAGGGTTACAAAATAGAACGCTAGGTGTAGTGCCTGTAAAAGTTTACGAAATCTTGTCATATAATTAAGGAGTAAATCATGGCTAAACCTAAAAGCGTATCACTATTATCTTGTAAATGGGGGACAGTAATATCGGTTCGAGACCATAATGGTGAAGAATATCGTATGGACTATTGGGCTTTGCATCATGTATTGATGCAGTTAGTAGATACAGATTGGTTTAAAGATAGGAAAGTGAAATGGAAATACAAGCGTTTAGATTTTGAAGAAACATATAAGCATTTATTGTATCACCCTGCATTACATAAAATTATCAACGTAGAGGAGGAAATAAAATGAGTGCATGTAATTGGTGTGGCGAGAACGAGGACTACATAAAAGAACGAGGTAAAATGGAAGACAAACTATGTGGTGCATGTCTCAATGCGTATGAACAAGATTTAAGTTATGAAGATTTACTAAACGGAAAAGAATATGACGAAACTAAGGAGGAAATAAAATGAGTATCAGTATAGCGAGCAGTGCAGTCTTAATTGACTTAAACATATCAGTATGGACAGCTAGGAAACTAGATAAGAATGTGTCCAAAGAGATTGATGTAAACAAAAACACAACCATTAAGGCAGGTAACTATAACAAACATATCCTTGCAGGGTCAGACCAATTAGATAAGATTACCAAACTGTCTAGTGAAATACGAGAGTGGCATGGTAGGCAAACGCTACCTTGGTCAGACACAGGCACAAGGTTATTACCTATGAGTAACTTCTTTGATTATAAACAACAACTTGGAGAGTATGAGGCAGAGTTTCAATCTCGTGTAAATACATTTATACAAGAGTATCCTAACATCATTCAAGGTATGGCATTTAAACTAGGTAAGTTATTTAGTAGAGATGAGTATCCCGATGCTTATAAGATTGCAAATAAGTTCAATCTCAAATATACTATTATGCCTGTTCCCGAAACTAATGACTTTCGTGTAGACATCGCTGATGATATTCGTAATGAGATGAAACAAGAGTATCAAAAAGCATATGAAGGTCGTGTCGAAGTTGCTATGAGTGATGCATGGTCTAGGCTACACAATACCTTAGAGCATATGGTTGATAGATTAAGTGGTGAGGAAAAGAAAATATTTAGAGATAGTCTAGTAGATAATGCATTAGAGTTGACAAATCTATTAACTAGGCTTAATGTAACAAACGACCCTAAACTAGAGAATGCTAGACAAGAGTTAGAACGATTGCTAGTAGGGGTATCAGCCGATGACTTGAGAGAAAGTCAAGGTGCTAGAACAGCAGTATTAAACAAGGTAAATCAAATTATGGAGACCATATGAAAGTATATCATGCGATGCATGAAGACTCACCCGACATATCAATAGAAGATAAGGAGAAGATGGCTATCCTTAAACTTGTAGATGTAGGTAAGTATATTAAGAACGTTGGCATTAGAGATGGTCAATTCTATGTGATTGCAGAGAACGATACAGACGAAGTTTATCTTGAATATAAAGTAGCTATGCAGAATATACAGGCTCTTATGAATACTAAGATGGACTTTAGATTGTTTGAACAAAAGAATAGAGAGTTTCATAACAAGAGACTTAATGCTATGCAAAAGTTTATGGAAATGCCTAAATGAAAAAAGAACCTGTAAAAGAAAAGTGGGTTAAACAACAAGTAGTTAAGATGCTAAAGGATAGGGGGGCATATCACTTCTATCCCGTAGCAAGTGGCTACATGAGTATTGGTGTGCCTGATATTGTGGCATGTTACAAAGGCTCATTCATGGGTATTGAATGTAAAGCAGGGAAAAATAAACCTAGCGTACTACAAGAAAAAAACCTACAACACATACAAGATAATGAAGGTATAGCTATGGTAGTTAATGAAGATAACCTACTAGCCTTTCAAAACTTTTTAGATGAAATGGGGAAATGGAAATGACAAGAATGAAAACTATCTTAAACAACTATACAGGTTCAAGTGCAGTTAAATTCACAGGAGCAGGAGAAAACATGAAAGATATGGTTAATAACCCACCTCATTATACACATGGAGGTATCGAAACAATAGATTACATGGAGGCTAAGTCAACACCCGAAGAGTTTGCTGGACACTTACGCTTAACTGCTATTAAGTATTTGTCAAGGGCAGGATTAAAAGAGTCAACACTTATGGACTTGAAAAAAGCTCAATGGTATGTTAATGAGTTAGTAACATTTGTAGAGAAACAA